TGTCTGAGCACCACAATTATTTCTTTCAATTAATAAAGGAGGATTGCCCCAAGAACCGCACAGATTGACCAGTCTATTAGCGAAATGATATGGTTCTATGGTATTTGACCCATATACTGCTGCCTGTGTTATCTTGGTCAAATCTGTGACATTTAGAACATGTGCAGTTGATGATGCTCTACCAACACCCTCTCCAACGTCACACCCAATAACATATAAATTGTTTTTATCAGGATTTTCATAAACTCTATAAGTTCCATCCTCACTTTTCCAAATAGGTAAACGTTTTTGTTCTTTAAAATCCTGAATGACATTAAAACCTACAGCAGCAGTAGCAGAATCAAGGAACACATTACCAAACTCTTGTGCAAACGATTCTTCGGAGCCGAGGGTGTTGATCATGTCCTTTTTCCATTTCTCATTACGGCCCGGCACATCCCACCAATCAATTTTCTCATTAGTCCACCCATTAGTGCCTTTCTCTGCACCACTATACATTTCATAGAACTTATTTCCAATTCCATTTGGTGTGCTTACCATGAAAATCTTACTCTTTTTTCCCGAAGATATAGTAGGAATAACAGACTTCCAAAACTCTTCGAGCAGGTGAGAATCTATGTGCGCTGCTTCATCGATAAATAAAACATTTATCGACATACCCCTAGCGGCTGAAGATGTGGTTGTGCTTACTCTAATAGCACTACCATTGGCTAGAACCATAGCAGTCTTACCATATTCCTTCACACCAGGTTTTAAATAATTCGGAAGTAACTCGTATGCCAATCGAATACGGCTAAATATTGATATGGCGGTATCCTCTTTATTTGCCACAATTAACATGTTTTGATCTGAAGTAAAACAACAAATCCAAAGGGCAAATATAGTGGCTAATGTTGAATTATGACTTAATATTCCGTTTGTAAAAAATGTGTGAGATTCTGAATCAATGGAAATATCATACATTTTTTGAGGAGGAACATCTAATCTAACAACCGATTTTACTTTTTCTATTCCTGTTTCTGTTATGATTTCATCCCCTATCTTCAAATCTCTAACATATACTTCTCCTCCCCTACCATTAATTACTATATGTTCATCGGCGCATTCCAAAAAATAGTTGTCTGTTTCTAACCTCCACACATCAAAAGGAATTGTTTCATGAACTTCTTGAATGTCCACCCATCCATTTTCTGTCCACACTTCATAATCTTCGACTTTATAGGAGTTTATAAACTTATTATTGTCCATATGCTAATTAACCATTACGTATAAAATCTAAACAGTCATCGATAACCTTTTGCTTGTTCGCATTATACTTCTTTTCGTTGACTATAAAAAACGAACAATTTAAAGTTTTCTTTATTTCTTTCTCACGTTCAATATCTCTTTCAATAGTATATTTACCTCTAATATTTCTTTCAGAATGCCAATATTCTCCATTAAATTCTATAACCTTGTTCACATCCCTTATATAAAAATCCAATGATCGTATCGTTTTATCGGTTTTAACTTTATATTCATAATTTTTCCCAACATCTTCTAGACACTTATTTTCATTTAAAGTAGCAAAGAAAATATCTAAATATTCTTCTTTGATTATCATATATATACTCCAAAACAATTCTTGTGATATGTTGGAATAACTTTTAGTCGGAAGGGATGACAGCCATTTACTAGTAATATTTTTTCTTTTTTCAGTGGCTTCATAAATATCACATTTTTCTCTTTTCATTATGGCATCTACCGAATTTGTAGTTTGTCTTTCTCTTATTTTCAATATAGCTCCATCTTCTGTATATCCTTTTTTTATCCAATATCCTAATTGATTTGGCATGTTTTGTGATTCTTTCTGACCTTTGCTAATTCCTTCTCCGCAACAGTGTCTATTATGGTTTTTATTATAATAGTTTATGTTACAACTCGTATTATAACAAAAGCTGTCATATCCTTCCCAAATATTGTTAAATTTCATGTCTTTATAACACCATAAACATTTGCCTCTTTCACCATTAAAATGTTTTAAATAGTATTCTTCGTCCGATCCGTGAGTTTCTGTGATGTGACTTGTTAAATGTGCCTTATTTGCATATTTCATATCACACTCCAAACACCTAAATTTATAATCATCAATATTAAATTTTCCAGATGTTATGTTAAATTGTTGATTTGAATGTGTTATACAACATGCTCCTCTCCTAATATGTTCATACGGAACTTTTTTATCACAATCTATTAAAGAACACTTAGAACCTTCTAAAAAGTATTTATTATATATTTCTTTCTTATTTTCGATGTTTTGAGTTGTTAGTGCTAGAGACACACTTTTCCAGTTTTCAAAATATGCATTTAATTCCTCAACTAAAGTATATTTCTTAAGGTCTTCTATGGTGTGATCTACATTTTTCTTATTTTTCTTATATAAGTGCCTAACTAATGATCCTGCAAATAATCCATACGTTTTACTCTGAAATTCCGTAATTTTTCTTCCAGTAACTCTACAATATTTCTCCTTCATGATTATATTTAACCATATAATCAATAAAATCAAACATTATCCTGCTTGGGGGTTGTTAAAAACGATCATAAAACTCTTTTACTGTAAGTTCCTCAACATTATTAGTTTCTGTTCTTCTAACCTTAATTTTAGTTTTGTCAATAAAACATTTACCTGCTTGTCTAGAACTTAACAAAACGACGAAGCGGTTCTTCTGAAGGCTTTTAAGAACCTTTTTTTGGGCGGGATAAAGTTCGATAGTTTCTTTACCTCTATCAAGATTAACAATAGTAAAATGATTCTCCGCAAAATGAACAATATTATCCTTACAGTTCTTTAATTCTTTAACCATTGCAGGAGTAAAGTTAAACTGTGCGTCTTCTTTTGGAAGTTTTTTATCACCACGGTAAAATTGTTTTTCATCGATAGGGTTACTATTAATGATATCATCGGGGTTGGCTAATTCATCAGACATATTTTAAACTACTTAACCTCCTATATAAAAATTAAAAGGGGTTGTGAACTTAATCACAACCCCTTACATTCTACAGTTATAGGATTTTATCCTACGAACTTATATAGCTCTGCTGCACGTTTAACAACTTCTGCTGTTGATGGCGTGTATTTTTCAACAGTCGCATCATCAGCTTGTCCACCATGCATGTCACGATAACTTCGTAGTTTTTCTTGACATTGAAAACTAACGTCATTATGTGCCATATGCAATATCTCCAAACGAATCTGGTAAGCATTCATATTATTCATATTGTGTGTGTGTCCTCCTTTTTTAGTATTTTTCACAAAGCATTTCAGCGTTGTAAAAGTTTTATAAATTACATATCTTCCATTTCACCAGTTCCACCACCATTAACTTGATTATTCATCACGTTAAAAAAGGCAAAACGGAAGTGTTCTAGAATTGCATCCCTATCTTTAACATTTTCTGAGTGCATTAAAAACACTCGATTGTCGTTTAAATCATAACCAACTGTAATATAGCATTTCAAATACTCCTTACAAATGTTATGGAAATGATTCATGTCTACTTTTCGAGCGTTTTCTGCTGAAACACTATCATAAAACTGGACGAAGGCTTGCTGAATAACTTTTTGAACTTCTGGATCGATGATAGGCATTGCTGAAGGTGTTTTCTTTTCAGTAACATCTTGAGCCGTTACAGTAGATAATGGCTTTTTAACGCTTTTCGTTTTCTTCTTATTAGTCATTTTCTTACCCTTTTTGTTTTCTCCATTATCAGGCATATACAACTATTTATGCCTTTTTATCTTTTTTAACGTTCCCCTTATTGTTATAGTTTGGAGCCTTATTATTAATTCCATATTTTACAAGGTGTTCAATCAACACTTCGAAAGATAAGGTTTTAATTTTTAAACGTGATGGTAAGAATTGTCCACCGTCACTCAATTCAAGATATGGTTCTTGATCTCCAAATTGAGGATCACCTGAATACGCTGTACAAATAATTGCAGACACTTTCGGATCGATCATAATTGTCCATATGCGGCAATCCCCTTCACGATATTCGTCAAACAACTTGAACGCATAATATCCACTATCTCGAAGTCTCTTAAGGAAATATCCCAATGTAGTTAATTTATTAGCCATACTATATTAATTTAACCGTCTCGTATTATATTTCAACTACTTAACTAGTGCCGAAATCATAAATTTTACTGAAAATCCATCATCTTTTACTTCAAAGACTGTAACTTTATTCTTATGATTATATCGAACTTTAATATTTGAGGTTTTAATACCTGCAATTAATCTCAACGATTCAAGTTTTATTGCAAGTGCTGGTTCAAGAGGTTCTCCTTCATACGAGGACGAAATCAAATATGTGATACTATTAATATTCGGAGTTTCCTTATCGTTCAACTCAGCATATACTTCGTTTTCTTTAGTGTAGAGATATAGTTTTGTTGCATCCGTAACAATAGCACATCCCTTTATCACTTCATTAAATTTGGAAATCGATAAATCGAAGGATGAATGAAATTCCATCGCATCAATTTTTTCTGGCAACATCGTAGATTTAGGTAGATAACCATCCTCTAACAAGTAGTATACAAAATTTACATCGTTACCATCAGTATACGCTATGTTATTATCGTTCAATGTCAGCTTGAGATTTGTTTTCTCAATACAGTTCATCGTCCGAATAAATTTTGAAACATCTGGTAGATTAATTTTTATGGGATTGGGAATACCTAAATCCACATCCATTCGTGCATATACAACTACACTGCTTTTTTGTGAGTTGCAAATGGTGGTTATATAATCCTTTTCTATGTTTAAAGCGATGTTATCCGCTAACTTAGAAACAGGATTGAGAAATCTATCTACAAAGATTTCTTTGTCGAGACTTATTGTTTCACTCATCCTTACAATATAACATCATTCGTCTTTTTTTCAAGCCATTTTGATAAAGAATTACTAACTTTATCAAATGCCTTGGCGAAGATTAAAGATGCCTCTGCAATCTTCCTAAAAGATTCTGAATCAATCTTAGATAACGCTGCAACAGGCGCACCTTGAGGCACAGAAGCTTGTTGTGGAGCGTTTGATGACGCAGGGGCTGAAGTGATAGGAGGAGGCATTGGAAACCTCTCCAATGCCTCCTTATTGATTTGATCTTGAATTCTTTGTCTTTCGGTATTAGTCTGATCTTCCTTTCCATTCAAGAAAGACATTGGATTTAATCTATTTACAGCCCCTTCCTTAAAAGGAACGGTAGTATTCCTGTCAATATCTTTTAATTGAGCACTAGTGAATCCTGCCATTAACGCTGCTGCAATATTATCATCTTCCATACTTATTATTTATCTACTTAACCAAAGCTGTCAAGTTTTTATTTACGTTCAGTTGGGTTAGAACGTTGTAATTTGGCTACATCTTCCGCATATTCTTTCAGCATTAGAATCTCATTATTCATAATGATATCTGGCACATCAATATTGAGAAGTAATTTGATGCGTTGCACACGCAGAATCAATCGATCACAACATGCTTCAACACTCATGTCCATGACTGTATCCATTTTATTAAGTCAACCCGTCAAGCAGTGCCTTTAACTTAGCATCAGTAGTATCATCAACTGTCGCGGTTTCAAAGTCTGTTGAAGATTCCTTAACGGAATTTGCGACAGGGGTTTCTTCCTTTTCTTCTTCTGATGAAGAAGATTCCTTGTTATTAGTATCAACAATGCAGAAGAAATGCTCATCAATCATTCTCTGTAATTCAGCAGTTGTCTTTCTACGATTGAACTTAGAAAGATCAATCAAGTTAGCATAGATTTCCTGAAGCTTCTCGTCAGTAATTTCCTCAAGCTTAGATGCTGACACAAATTTTGAAGAAGAATAGGTAGTAAACTTTGTCTTACTATCACCCTTCGATGAACGTGATTCACACTTGATCTTCAATGTGCAACCATTCTGAAGATCAAATACACCTGCTCCGAAATCTTCAGCGTCATCACCACTGATTGCTGCCTGAATGATTTTATCCAGTTCCTTACCGTAACGGACTACTTTAACCTTTCCGTTATTTTCACCGTTAACTGGATCGTTGATAACATAAACGTTGACCATCCAGTTCTCCTTTCTCGAAATTGGCTTGTTTGCCTCTTTTTCAGAGTCGCTACCGTTACGGTAAATCTTGAGAACGTAATCGTCAATAGGACACTTTTCACCATAGGTAGAAGGACATAATGTGGTTACAAACTGTCCAGTTGATTTACTAG